TGTCTCTTCCAATCTCTCGGTAAGTTCTTTCATAAGTGTCTCTAAATTATCAGTAGGTTTCTTATGTAAATCAGGATTGTAATCATTTCCATCAACTGTAAATCTAGGTTCAGTTGGTTCAGTTGGTCTCAGTTTCATAATTTATTAATAACCTGTGGTAGAATACGGTACTCTTCCCTTTGAATTCTTTTTGTTAATATATCTATTGTATCTGTATCAAATATAGGAACCTTTGCTTGCTCAATAATTTTTCCTCCATCTAACTCTTCATTAACATAATGAACAGTGCATCCTGTGACTTTATCTTTACTGTTTATTGCTTGCTCCACTGCGTGTAACCCTTTATATTTTGGTAATAAAGATGGATGGACATTAATTATAGGACAAGGAAAATCATTAGGTTTTTTGATAATTCTCATATATCCTGCAAGAATAATAAGATCAATATTCCATGCTTGAAAAAGTTGAATCATTTGATCTTCATTTTTATGATTAACATAACAGTGAGGTATGCCAATCTTTTCAGCTCTTTTAGCAGCACCACATTTCTTTTTGTTATGTATCATTAACATAACCTCATGATCTTTACAAGTTCTAACAATATTCTCAAAGTTAGATCCGTTTCCAGAGCACATAACTCCAAGTCTTTTTCTCATTCTCCTGCTTGTATTCCGTATGGTGTTAAATCATATTGAACTTTTTCAATACCTTCTTCATTACTTTGAATAGGTTGTCCTATCTTTTGTAAGATATTAGCAGGTATTTTCTTTTTAGTTATGTCATAGGGTATAGGTGCATTTGATACACATACCCTAACACATTCCCATTCTTCCTCAGTGAGAAAATAATTCACTTCTTAAAAACTCCTAATTTTGATAGAAGATAAATTGATAAAACTGTCCAGAATATTACTTCTAATCCTATGTTATTCATTATAAGTTGAATCAGGTTCTAATGCAATAAAGTATTTTAAATTATATTGTGTATTAGTAAATTCAGAAAGTAACTTGGAAGATATTACAACATCGTATGCACCAGGTATAATCTTTATATTTTCCATCTTAAAATTAAACTCAAACTGTTTATCTGTTTCTCCTACATTAACTGCATATTCATTTGACGTATCATTCTTCTTATCTCTCACAACCATAGTGATCTCACCGTTCTCTCCAATGACAGATAAATCAGGTAATTGATATACTGCTGCTGCCTTTACAAGTTTTTCAAGTGAAGTGCTTTCTAATTGGAAGCATACTTCCTGAGTTGGAAGATTAATTTGTTTATCAGGTGGTGCAATAATTACTTGTGGATCTGCATAAAAATATTTTACTCTACGTCTTCCCTCTTTAATTGTAATATGTGAGTCTTCTGTAAAATCAAGATTTGGATCTTGATGCAAACTCAATCCATTTAAGAACTGATTAAGATCATAGATGGCAACATCTCTTGGAAAGTCTTCTGGTATCTCTGCTTCTGCCAAGATATTCTTCGCAACTGACATTGTACGAAGTTGAGTTCCTTTCTTTACAAGAATTGAATTGTTGATACCTGCAAAGTTTTTGAGCACTGCAAGTGTGCTATCCGATAGTTTCATAAAATTCAGTGTTTGCATAATTAAGGCATTTGTTCAAAGTCGCCAGTTGGCATTGATGGTTCTCCATAATGACCATCGAAGTGTAATAGTAGCATAGCATAATGTATGACTTTTAGCAAGTCTGTTTTGTTTCTACCATCTTTACTTCCATAACGACTTCCATACTTGAGTATGTTTGCTTGACAAAACTGAGCTGCAATATCTCTTGCTGCCATTAAATCAATCGTCTGTACTTTACGGAACTCGTGTTTTGTTCCTGTATAATGTCCGTTGTACGTATTAGCAACATACTCTTCAATATCTTTTAGAATTTCTTCTTCGTGATATTTGTATTGATGATTTCTTTGTGGTTCGTAATCCATTTTTTCTAATTGTTCTTTGTGGAATTGTTTAGTCCATCCATCGTTGTATGCTGAATTTGCATGTACAAAATGATGTGCTCTCTGATCATCTATGTCTGCCATGTAATCTTCATAGTATGAGGATGCTGAAAAAGTTTTAGGATTAAATTTATTTTCCCAACTATCTACTTCATAATCAAGTTCATCATCATCAGGAACTGACGGTGGCCAAGGAGAACCAGGTGTCCATTCAAATCCACCACTCTTTGCAATCCATTCAAGATCATCAGTGCTACCACCATTAACTACATAATCTGCCCTTTCTCTATCTTTTGGATCAGTAAAAGGGTTTTTTGCATTTGGATCATTACGTTTATAATCATACCAATGGTCTGAGTGTGGAATATCATATTCATCACTCTCTCTTGAAGTGATTGTTATGTCCTCATCCCATCTTCCTTTTGTTTTGTCCATAATTGGATAATCCTCATCAAGTGTGCCATTTAATACAGATGCTGCTAAACTCCAAGCGTTAACCATATGTAAATAAAAATTCGTTAACAAGACTGTCTGCTTTTTCTTTTCCAAACTTACCAGTCAGGAAACCTGATACTGGGTCGAGTCTAGTCATATATGCATCAAAGTCTTTATAGAAACTGGTATCATTGCCAGTTGGTTTCTCTAATTCTAGCATATCCTGATACTTAGTCAAGTAATTCTTAAACATATCAAGATAGTCATTTACCTCGTCAAAGGTGCAGTATCTAACAAAAATATTCTCAGAGAAGTGATTACCCATCTCAAAGAAACGATATTCTTTTTCTGCTTTTGGCAATCCATCAACGGAGAACAAATAATTTTCAACTGGATGTTGAAAGTCAAATACAATTATAACCTTCTTTTCATTAAATCCCATCAAGTCCATACCAAAACAGGGGAGGTTACTCCCCGTTTTTGGATATAGTATGTTATTGTAAATACAACACTTATCGTTCCATATTTCAACTTCTCTTGACTTTATTAGATTTGGGTGAGTAAAGGTTTTTGCAAATAGATGCATTCCCTTTGATTCCCAGTTTGCCCATACACTTTCTGGATAGAGTGATATTGTCTCACTCAATGCAGATTTGTACTCCTTCCAAAGATTCATTTATCGTGATGATGTTGTGGATAATCTTGCTCTTGTGCTCTCTGGGTCATTACGGTTGCCCTTCCTTCGTGACCGTGAGCGATACCGAGTTCGTGCATTTTAGCGTGTTCTCTAATCTCATCTTTAAGATCTTTACCACCAGGACCAAAGGTATAGTATATACCATACCCCATTAGTCCTGCGAGAGATGCGACTATCCAAAAGATGAATACTCCTGT